AACTCTGTCTAAAAACTCTTTTGTGACCAACTGATGTAGTTCATTGAACTGTTCTTCAGTTGCTTTCTTCATTTATTCGATTCCTAAACCTTTTTTAACGATCTGTAGTGCTCTGTCGTCTAATTCGTTATCTGTAGATTCAACTAATTTTTCAAGTAGTTCCACTACAAATTTCTTAAACTTTTCACTTTTTAAAGAAGTTAAAACGAGTGGTTTTATTAGTGCTAACATCTTTTGTCTCTTTTTTTAATAATGATTGAATAGGTACTACATCCGAACAGAGGTGATATACTCTCGATCCAGGTAGTAAGGTAAAGCCTCGTTGCATAAATTTTGTACAGTTGTCTATACGGACAAGCTCGTAATCTAATTGCATTTTCTCTTCTTGACGTTTAGCTATGGCTTTACATTGTTTTAGACCCTCTCTATCTAGAGGAACCATGAAGTTAACTTGAAATCCCCAGTTCTCATTTAACTGATAACTAGAAGGATAAAGTTCTCTTGTATCTTCATCCGCAGAATACGGATTTACATGGCTCCCCATATAGAAAGGACTAAACGTCATTGTTGATCCATTACACGAAACCCCTTGCGAATACTGCTGTCTCGAAGAAGCTCCATTGTTCTGAAATTGAATTGCATTATTTGATACATTTCCGGTCGCAGCGGCCACCGGGTTTGAATTGTTATTGGTGTCTCCTTCTGCTAATACTGGACTGCCTACTGTGAGAAGACAGAGAGCGAAGTAGTAGTGGAGTTTATGGTGTAATTTCTTGTAGTATTCCATTCTTCTACAAGCCCTGCTGCTCTAGTTGTTGTCTCTAGATTCCAAGGCAAAGTGGTGTCAGTAACAGTGAATACTGCATCTCCTCCAGAGATACCAGCACTAGCTGCTGCTGTTATGTTTGATCCAGACCAAGTGTTTACGGCTGCACCGAACACTTCCTTTTTTTCGACCTCTGTTATAACTTGAGTTGTAGTGGTCGTAGAATTCATCGACCCTGTAGTAAAGGCAGGCGTCACTGTGTTGGCTCTAGCTATGCTGGGTGCTAACAGAGCTAAAAGCAAGATTAATTTCTTCATGCTTTTGTTGTTGGTTTTTTAGGTTCTCCGTTTCCGTTTCCGTTCTTCTTATTATTACCCGTGGACAGCCCGAAAGTACTAAGTGCCCCCGTAAAAATCGAGGCTACGAAAGTGATATCGGCTGAAGCACCTGACTTCTTGACCATAGGTAACTCAACATAATTAAGAGTGATAATAAATCCACTCCAAACGACAACCCCAAGACGTACAGCTGCACCAAGTACCGCCATTTGCTCATCATGATCATCTATGTTTTCTTTTAATTTTGTAAGGATTCCTTTTTTTTCTTCCGGTTTTCTTTCCATTTTTTAATCTTATTATTTAAAAACTTCTGTATTTTCTCTTTTATATTTTGAATAATAGGTTGAGTTACAGTTGTAGCTGCAACAGCAGTTACAGCAGCTATAGTTGTTGGTACTAAAACTTCTGCTGTAGGTAAAGGATATGGTGGAAAAGGGGGAGGTAATGTAGGAGGTGGTTTAGCTGTTTCAGTTGTTTTCACCGGTTCTGTACCTTCAGGTTCTCTAAGATCACTAGGAGGAACTACTAAAGGTACATAATAAGGAACATCAGCTGTTGGTAAAGGTATTTCTACTGTTTCTATTGTTTCTACGGGTGGTATTTCAATAGTGGGTATTTCCACTAGCTAGGTTCTGTCGGCCAAGTAACCGATGATGTGTTTAAGTTACCTTCAGAATCAACTGTTGGATTTGCACTAGCTGGTAAGTCTCTTAATGCTTGACGATATGTTTTCCAAGCATCAGGAAGTGTTACATCAGAACTAGCTCTCCAATCACAAGCTGTTAGTTTTGCATCCCTTTCAACTCTTAAAAGTCTCATAGGTTCTAAGTTAGTTAGTCTAGTTATTTCTGTATTTATTTCAGCTTCAGTTGGTGCTGTACCAGAATCTAACCATTCAAGTCCAGAGTATTCACTACCTCGCCACACCCATTTCTTGCTAGGTTTTAATGACTGTAATGCGTCTGTGTCTCTAATAATCATGCTGCTATCTCCGTTGCGAAACAAAGTACTGGGGTACGATTGGGGCTACTTGGTATCTCAATACTTTGAGATGTACTGTTACTTCTTCCAAACATTTTGTATTGTATTGATTGACCTAATGTGTAAGAAGGACTATCTAAAATTTGCATACTAGTGCTTATTTCGTTTCTAGAACTTTGTCCGTAATTCCTGGTAAGGTATCTATTATTATTAGTATTTGAACCAGTACCTTGAGGAATAAAGTCATCAACAAATGATCCACCATTTACACTTCTCCGTATTGTCATATAACAGTCGTGACCACCACCATTATTATTACTGATATATCTAAAGTCTACAAGTATTTTACTGCCTGCTGCTATTGGAGTAATATCAACTTTAAAAACAGTTGCTACAAATGTATCAGAACTGGTCTGTAATCTAGAAAAACTACTATCATATTCTTGCACTACTTGAAGAACCTTGCCTGCTGAAGTATATGAAAGGTTACTCCCATCTGTTTTTAAAACTTTCCCTGCATTACCAGACTGAGAAGGTATAGGATCTACTACACCTTTCGCTACATAATTCCAACTTGCGTGTGGTGTACCACCACTTGAAGGTGCATTACCTGTTGAGTTTGCTACGCATATATACGAGCTTGTTATATTTGAGTCTGTGTACTCAACTAAATCGTCAACTACATATGCAGTCCCGTTGTTGTAAGTACCTCTCCAGACTTGTTTGATCTTGCCTAAATCTATTGTTGCCATTTTAAATTGTTGCGATTAATTTTCCGTCTGTGTTTACGCTAAAGGTAAAACCTGTAGCTGCATAAATAACATCTTCAAATGCTGCATAAGCTGTACCTGAGATATTATCTGCACCACCGTTTGTAGTAGTGACTATTAAGTTTCCGTTAGCATCGGTGTTAAAACCATACACTTCTGGAGAGGACGCTTGTGCCCAAGTTAACTGGTCACTATTGTCTTTGTACTGAAGAAAATGTCCAGCAGTTGGTGTATTGCTTACGTCTAGTTTTACTTCAGCTATTGTGTCGTCAGCTAGTTTTGTACCAGCTATATTTGCAGCCGAGTGAAGGTCGGCGTTAACGATTTCATTATCCTTAACACCGGCTGAATTTACTTTTGTTAATGCCATTATTAATCGGCTGCCTCCGCAGTATTAGTCTTTGCCCATTCGAGGTACTCTTCATAATCCACAGTCCCTTCTGTGCAACCTGTTTGTGTACCATTATCATTAAACCTGATAACGTATTTTTTTTCGTCTATAGTTTTAATCTTGTAAGTCATAATTCAGCAGAAAATTCTATTGAGTAACCTTCCCAAGAAGGTATAGATTTATGAGTTTGATTCCAGTTAGAGGATACTTGTACTAAACCTTGACCTGTATCTGTGTTCCATTCTCCAACAGTTGGGCTACTTTGAGTGGTATTAAAGTTACTTTGAAAATCAGTAAATGTTCCACTAGCAAGCAAAGTAGGAGATGGAGCAGTTCTCATAGGAACTGGACAATGAAGTTCCCAATGACAATTACCATCACCTCTTTTATAACCATTTATTCGTCTATATGTATTTTGAGCTATTTTCCAATAATATCTCTGACACCTTTTTAATTCATCTGCAAAACTTAAATGCTCAAAATCTGTTGCCACCCCTGATCCAGTTTGATCTACTTCTAATTGAACTCCTGTAATTTCAAATGTCGCATCATTGGTTGTGTACCATGTTGAAGTACAGTCTGGAGATTTATTTGCATTATCTTTGACTGCCCATTGATTTAAAGTTTTGTTATTTGTTTGGTCTGTTCCATTGAAGAGTGCCCAAGAGTGAAAAAAGCCTTTTGCGTTTGTAGTAACAATAGAAGAAAAATTAGAATTACCTGGAACTGTATGAGTTACTTTTGTCCAAGTGTTAGCACTCAAAGCAACACTATAGGTATATTCATATTGAGAAGAAGCAAAAGCTCTGAATCTCATGAAAAAAGTTTGACCAACACTTGATTTTGCCCAGTAAGAAATAGTTAATTTACTATTAGGATCTGAAGCAACCCAGCCACTATTATTTATATCTTGACCTTCTAAAGCAGTCTGAATTTCTATAGAGTCACCTGATCCAGCTCCACTTGTTTGATTACCATTTGTAAGTTTAAATGCTTTTT